TCAACTTCTGTCTTTGGATTCTTAACAGTAAAAGTATGAGATAGTTTTGGCATCGTAGCAAAGAAGTCTTTGACTTTTTCAAACTGCTTTGATGTAAGACCACCAATCCATTCTTCTATTTCTTTCTTGGAAGTATTTTTTGCTTCGTAAACATCTTCACCAACAAAAATTTGATCTACAGAATCAACAATGATATCAAAAACTTCTTCGGCGTTCAAACTCTTCATCATGATTTGTGTCTTGATGAACTGATCCATTCCAGGATACTTCATTATTAATCCAGTAGTATCATCGAGTAGGATTGTGTTTGTATGTTCTGGTGTTTTTTGTACTTTAACTTCGTTTAGATCTAAAGTATAATTTACTTGAGTTTCATTATCATCACTACAAGTAATCTTCATCTGAACTTCTTCACCAACAGACTTAGCACGAATGTTGAGAAACAAATATTCAATATCAAACGATGCCAAATCTGATACTTTAATGCCTCTAGTAAGTACACAAGACTTCACGATGTTAACTACAGCATCTTGAATTTGTTTCTCATCCTCAGACTCCATTGCCATCAGTAAAACTTTTTCTTCACTGACTAAGAATGGTCTGAACTTAACTGGTTTTTCCGTTGATGGTAGTTCCAATTCATATGTTGGGACTGGTGGTTTTGGTAAAGCCATGATTACTCCAAAAGAAATAATATTATTACAATTTATTTATCGGTTAGGCCAACGTAATCCATTTTCAGATTTATCCCAAGAACTATAATAAAAATTAGCAGTACACTTTACTAATTGTGAAGAACCATATGATAATGGGATAGCATCTACTGAATAAGGCCAAGCATTATTTAAAACATAACCAAGTGTAGCTACACCAATCTCATCATCTTTGTTTCTTTCTCTTTTTTCTATATTAATTTGACACTGGTAATCTTTAGGATACTTCAATCTTCTAACTTTTTCTCCAGATCTTGATGCCGATGTAGTATTATAAATTGCTCCATGCCAATCCAACAAAAATTTAAATGCCTGCATTTCGGCATCACACATAAATGATAATTGTATGTCACTATAAATTGGTGAAGTTGGATAGTAAATTGGACCCTGCCCCTGATATCTTCCAGCAATTGATCCAGTATTTGATTGAATACCAGGGAGAGAAACTTCATCACACATTAATAATATTCTTTCACCAACTTTAGATACTCCCTTACTTCCAAATACAGGTGCTTCTAGTCCACCAGAACGACCAGTTCCAGTCAACAAACCTCTAAGTGAATCAGTGAGAGTAAAGTATACGGAATAGGTATTACTCCTTGCCATTCCCCTACCATTAACAATAGCGGTAAGGTAATTCTTAACACCCATCTATAAATACCTTTGAGTAGTTTTATATTTATATTTATGGCGTACTCGGGATTTTATCGCCCAATAAATCCCACGAAGTATAGGGGCAACCCTATGAATATAATCTATCGCTCGTTATGGGAAAGGAAATTTATGATTTTCTGTGATAGAAATAATAGTGTGATTGAATGGGGCAGTGAGGAAGTTGTGATACCTTATCGTTCCCCAGTGGATGGTAGAGTACACAGATACTATGTGGACTTCTATATTAAAGTTCGTACCAAAACAAATGAAATTAAAAAATATCTTGTTGAAATCAAACCAAAGAATCAAACATCTCCTCCACCCCCAGCAAAGAAACAAACTAAATTATACAAAGATAAAGTCCTGACGTTTCTAAAGAACCAAGCGAAATGGGAAGCCGCAAGTGACTGGTGTGAGGATAGACAGATGCAGTTCCTTATTCTCACCGAAGATCACTTGGGGGTATGACGTATGGCAAAAGGATTCAAAAAAGAATCAAGAGGAAAATCAAAAGGATACCAAACACTCTTTGAAAGAGTAAAAGAAAAAACTGATGGAGAAGAACAGACTTGGCAGTGGTATAGAAAGACTGTTCGTTCGATGGCACTTGAATACAAACAGAATCCAGACAAAACAATAAGAGATGAACGCAGAGATAGAAATGATGATAGTGATGCTCAAGATCAAAATAGATTAAGAAGATATGCGAGACAGGGTAGACTGTTTCTTTTTGAATACAAAGCAAAGATGAAGTATCTACCATACTACGATACTTTTCCTCTAGTCTACGTCATCAAAGCCAACACAGATCATTTCTTTGGTTTCAATCTTCATTATCTAGAACCAAGAAAAAGAGTAATAGCAATACAAAAACTAAAAGATGATAGAATAGACTTGCCTCGATCATGTCTTCATAAATATATTTTAGACCATGTAGATGGATTCCTTTTAGATCTTTCTATCAATGAATGGGATACTGCTATTACACTACCAGTAGAACACTTTGTTAGAGAAAGAAGTGGGGTACTAATTCCATATAAATCATCTGATGTGTGGAAAGAAACCAACGAAAAATATAATGATCGCATCAAAGCCAAGCGTATCATAAAAGGATACGGAAGCCCAGAAGATATCACAGACGTAACGTAAATGGCAACTTTAAAGTATCCAGAAAATATTAATGGTAGTTCCGACTATATAAAATTTAAATTTTTTGAATACAAGGCACCGTATAGTGATGGAGCGATTACTGGTGCTGCTTCTGGTGTATTATACAACAAAAGTGCGATAGCACTAACACCAGCTAAACTTGATGAAATAATAATAACTATGCCAAATGATATTGGCAGTTCTATCGTTGGAACCTGGGGCGATAGATCTTTTTCTGGATTGGCAGCTGCTGCTATTGGTGCGGTTGGTGGCATTACCAATTTAGACAAAGTAGGAAACAACATTGGAGAGTTTGTAAGTAAAATGACAGCAGGTGCTGCTACGGGCGTGCTGGAAGATGCATTAAAACTAGCAGCAGAAAAATTATCAACTGCTCCAGGAGTTGGTTCAAATCTACAACTCAACGATTATCTAGGACTTGTTAGTGGATACATTACAAATCCAAATACAGAATTGTTATATCAAGGTACTCAACTAAGAAATCATGGTTACACATTTAAGATGATTGCTCAAACTGAAACAGAAGCAAAAGCGATAGATAAAATTGCTACAGTATTCAAACAAGCAGCAGCACCAAAAGGGAATACTGCTAAAATTTTAAATGCCAATGTAAGAAACTTTATTGGCATTCCTAATGTATGTAGAGTTTCTTTTCACCAAGGAGGAGAGACATCAGAAGAACATTTATATCTTCCAAGATTTAAAACATCTGCCATAACAAGTGTAAGTGTTGATTATATTACCGAGGGACAATACATGACATTTGAAGATGGAAGACCAATAGGACTAGGACTACAAGTTAATTTCAGAGAACTCAAACTACTCTTTGCTGATGAAATTGGTGAAGGTAACACTAAGTTTAGATAATCATGGCATACTTCAACAGACTACCTAACGTAGAGTACGATAAAAAACCTTTGACGTTTCCATATTCGGAAACAGAATATGTTCTTGTCAAAAATTTCTTTCGTCGTTACAAGTTATCCGAATCATCTTTCAACTACAATACTTTGTTTGATAAGTATGCCATGATTGATACTGATAGGTTGGATGTTTTAGCAGATAAATTTTATGAGAATCCAGAGTATGATTGGATTATCGCCATCACCAACAACATCTTAAATACTTATTCTGATTTACCAAAACCAGAGACAAGACTATACGATATGGTAAACGAAGCATACAAAGATGCTCCTGGTAATCAGTCTGTACTTCCTGCTGATAGAATTCATCACTACGAAACCAGAGAAGTGAAAGATAGTGCTGGTAGAGTTGTGCTACAATCTGGATTAAAAGTTGAATCTACTTTCTCTAACAGTCCACTTAAACCTAGCGATGGAAAATTCTATTATTATGATAGCGGATCAGGTGCTACTATGAAAGTAAATGGCAGTAGTGTCATCACGGCAATCACGAACTATGAATATGAGTTGAAATTAAACGATGTGAAGAGAGAAATTTATATTTTAAAACCTCAATTCGTTCAAGAATTTATTTCGCAATTTGAAGCTGGCATGGAATACTCTAGATCATCAGCTTACGTTGACAAAACGACAAAACTTTCGGGTAAATAAAAGGGGGCAGATGCCCCCAACTTATCAGTCTTCTTCAGCGAGACGAGCAAAGTAACTTAGAGCATCGTCATCATCGTCAGTTCCAGCAGCAACTGCTACCTTAGGTAGGGCAGGTTCACGGCGAGCAACGGGAGCGGGAGCAGAGAACTCTTCATCCTCTTCCTCATCCATCACGCGAGTCACCTGAGCGGCGCGGGCAGCAGCAGGAGTCTGGGTGATACCCAGCACCAGATTCAAACGCTCCTCCAGTTCTTCATAGCTCTTGAAGTTATCAGGAGATACGAATGCTTGGAGGGAGTGTGCCTGACGCCAAATGTTTTCCAGTTTGGAATCATCAGCGGCGAGAGCAGAAGGAGCAGCGAACTCAGACTTGTCGTAGTTCCAGTAACCAGCAACGTTGGTGATCTTCAGTTTGAAGTTAGCACCTTCCCACAGATCGAAAGGATTCACGGGAGTCTCATCTTCAAACTCAGGTTGCATAGCAGCGGTAATCTTATCAAAGATTTTCTTACCGAACTTATACAGGAACACTTTGCCTTCATTATCGGGGTTTGCTTTATCGCTCACCACATAGATGTTAGCGTAGTAAGTCAGTTTACGCTTCTGCTTACGGGCAGTTTCTTTATCAGCATCACGACCACTATTCCACAGGCGACGATTCACCTCACCCACAGGATCTTTCTGACCCAGAGTGGTGAGAGAGTTCTCGATATACCAACCACCATCACCTTGAAAGGCGTGGGAATAGAGTTTCACGAACGGGATTTCCTCACCATCAGGAGCAGGAAGGAAACGAATAACAGCAAAACCATTGCCAGCGGCGTCAACGCTAGGTTTCCAGAAACGGTCATCGGAACTGGAAGTGGAGTTTGCTTTCTCAAGTTCCTTAGTCAGAGAAGCAAAGGAGTTTTGAGATTTGCGCTTGAGATCAGCGAAAGACATAGGATTACCTCGGATTGTTTTGGATTTGGTCTGTGTGACACCTCATCACTTAGTCATCATACCACGGGCAGAGGTCGGTGTCAACCCTCTGCCTCGATCTCTTTTTCAAACTCGTCGAGCTTGTCAAGCATGTTACGCATCAAGGAGAGAACATCTTGCGTTTCCCACCATCCATAAAGCATCTTGGCACCTTGTTCAATCTGCTCACACATTTCTACTGCGCGAGGATCATCAGAAAGTTTGAGACGAGTGTAAAAGATTTGTTGTTTTTCAACTAGAGAACGAACAACATTAATATATTCAAGTTGATCTTCCTTGCTTCCTTTCATGGGAGAAGCAAGTGTGAGTTCCATTGCTTTCATTTGTAGGAACTCCATTTCTTTCGCCTCGTTACGGACGATATCTGAATCAAAGAAGTCGCTCATACTAACATTAATTTTGCTCTAGATGTTTTTTTGATGAAGTTCAATTGTTGAGCTTCATGTTTTAGTTTTTCTTTTAGTGGTTTTGAAATCAACTTGGGCACAGTCTCCAACTCAATATCGTTGATATCACAATAATGAATGATAGCATCAATATAGCTCATTGAATCACTGTTCACAAGCGTCTCCACTTCTGAAGAGAATCTTGCAACTGTCATAAATTTTTCCTGTAGTATATTATCCTCCATAGATTTCCTGGTAGAGTGCGCGTAGTTCGATTAGTCTATCGAGATATTCTTTTTTTGGTTGCTTGATAACAACTTGCGTATTGCCATCTTCGCAAGCAACGATAGTTACAAGTTGTTTGATGCGTGTATTATATAGTTCGTAAAACATACAACCATATGCTGTTTCTTGAATATAATAATCTTCCATCCATTCTTCACGCTTCTCTTCCTTTGAGGTTTTGAAGTCAATGATGGATGGAATACCATCAAACTCACCAATACAATCAACTCGCCCAGCTACTTCTAGGTGATCTGAGTATAATGCTGCTTCTTGTAAATAGACCTTAGTGATTCTATTGAGTGTTGGCACAGCATTTTTGAACATCAAAAGGGGGAGGGGATTCCCTTTGAAGTTGCTTTCATTATAGCAGTTATTCAGAAAATCTTCAACTATTTTGTGGAAGTGAGTACCACGAGTAGCAGAGCGATTAGAAATTGCCTGTGCTTTATCAGCACCCACACGCTGTCTCCACTCATTGAGTTTCTTTTTCTTCTTCGGGCACACCCCAAGAACTGTAGTAATAGATGGATACTTACCACCAGAAGGAACAGGGTAAACCCTGCGACCATCTACCATAATAGGTTCCAATTCAATGGGGGCGAATGACGAAGAATGAATAAACATTTAGAATCCCAAATTAATTTTACTAATCAGATAAGAACGAACAAGTCCAGAACGAACAATGTCTTGAACACCAAACTCAACAGAAGCAAACTCTTCCATTGTACCAATGATACGCTGGAAGTCAAGGATACCGTTGCGTTCATTAGTGCGAACTAAGTCAGTCTGTTGAACGTCACCAGAGAAGATGATCTTACAATCCTGACCAACACGGGTAATGATAGAGTCGAGTTCATGGAAGTTTAGATTTTGCATTTCGTCAACAAGGATAATACAATTATCCATTGTGGTTCCGCGAAGGAATGATGTAGACCAGAAGCTAATAGTTCCCTGAGTTTTTAGATTACCATACAGTAGTTCAAACTCCTCATCAGTGGGAAGTTCAAACATATACTTCACCATATTCTTATAAGGAATTTGGTAAAGCGATGACTTATCTTCATGGTCTCCAGGTAGGAAACCAATCTCACGGGTTGCTACAAGAGAGCGAACAATGTATACCTTTTCGTATGGAGTATTCTCATTAAGAACATCCTTGAGTGCTAGGTAAAGTGCCACGAATGTTTTACCAGTTCCAGCAGCACCATAAGCAAATAGATGCTTATCATTTTCCCACTCTTCAAACATCTTGCGTTGTGCTTCAGTAAGTGGTTCAATATCCTTAGCGAAATAATCCATGTTTAATGGTTTCTTGCGCTTCATTTGTTTGACGCTCATTCCCGATGGAACAGCTTGCTTTGTTTTACGAGTTCTTACAGGCATATTAGAGACGGTTAATGTTAGATCCAGGTGTATCTGCGGCACGATTGATGATGTGTTTCCAATCGCTATCGGTTTTGTTTTGCCAGTTTCCTACTTCAGATACCGCGTGTAGTATAGTGGGCATCTGAGTAATATGAGGATTAGCTTCAAGATAAGGTTCTCTTTCTGCCATCATCATCCACTTTTCAAACTCTTCACCTGTATTATTATCTTTGAATTTGTAAGTTGGCATCTTCAGTAAACCATGATGGAGTGGTGGAAGGAGATTTCCATTTCGCAAATGAAATTTTATCTCCGATATAATAGTTACGATATGACTGGATGGTATCTCCAGGCACTTTATATTTATCTGGCATTGCGGGGGGCGGATCTATCCATCCTGCTTCTGGTATGTTAAATGGAGCAACCCAAAGATAACTAATCAAACTTTCTGTGCTATGATAATTTTTATAGCGACGGGTATACTCTACACAACAGTGCTGAAACAAATCGAATAACCAACGATAGTGCGAGCGAGATTGTCTAACCCATACAGCAGATGGATGGTTGATGTGACAAGCTTTATAAAGCACATCTTCCCGTGGTTTTTCTAATCGGTAACGCTTAACTGTTTTACCTTTGGGAGATTTTTGCGTATAAGGAATGCCGTCGAGCACACGATGAGCAGTGGAAAGAAGCTGAGCGTACTCAACAATCATTTTAACCACATGCTTATCGCAATGCTCGGCGGCACAAGTACGAGGGTCGTAACTGAGGTAGAAGATATTCATGGGGTCTTCGTGGTTGACCCCATTATATCACCATTCCATGGCTTCCGCAACCGTTGGGAACTGGGTTTTAAAAACCTCTTTACATCCCTCAGCAATCTCCATGTGTTCCCTTTGAGTACCATGGGCAGAGCGAAGGTCAATGTAATGAATCCATGAGCGACATGAGCCCGTCATGTAGATCCTTGTGGGCGTTGCCAGGGGCAACACAAAGCGAGCACACTCCTTAGCGACTCCCGCCTCTAGGAGACGCTTATAGAGGTTGTTGGCGGCGGTGAAGTGCTCAGCAATCTCTGCTTGAAACTTCAGTTTCACATAGTCTCCAAGGTCGTCAGTGGAGTTCTGACGATTCTTAGTATCCTGACGACGAAGATCAGGTACAGGAATATTTTCAGTAATTAGATTTGTATCAGCATAACGCTGTGAAAACTCTTGGAATGTGAAGCTCCTGTGACGAAGCACTTGTGCCGCGATGCCACGAGTTGTTTCAATCTCAAGTGTCATATGAGATTGTTCAAACACAGACCAATGATTATGCTCAATACAATAACGAAGTAACCCCGCATAGTTTTCGTTATCTTGATTACTAGGGTTAGACACTCTAGCAATATATGCCATTGTCTTTTCCGCATCTGGTGTCACCGAAATAAGTTTAACCGTCATTAGATTCATCCTTCACTTGTTGTTTTAAGTCCATCATTTGTATTTGAAATAATGGATTTTTTTCTAGGCGACGAAGACGTTTTACAGACTCGCGTATTTGTAGATACTTTCTTTTATCAATTTCAGAAGCATCTGGTGGCGGTGGTTTCAACGCATCATTAGCATAGAACATATTTCTTTGTACGATAGGAGACTCGTAGTTCTCATCGTTTAAAATTTCTTCTTCACTATTCAATTCAATATTATCTTCATTCATATATCAAGTAAGACGCAAGGATAAAGTTACTGAAATAACATCACCACTGGTCTGAACATTGTATGGACCAGTAGAAAATTTTTCTGCCAAAAGTAAAATACCAGAAGCGTTAGTTACATAGTAACCATAGATATTTCCTTTTGGTGCTGTGAATGTCCAAGTTTGTTGTGGATATGAAGCTGAAGGAGGAGGACCAGCACTAACTGTCCACGAAGAACCAGTTAATACTTTAGGAGTATATCCATCTCCAGTAGTAACTTCAGTTACAGAAGCAACAACAGTGCTATCAGTGATAGCAGAGTTATTAGAAAACAACCTTAGTGTTAATGCCTCTACGGTTGTATCACTTCCAACAAGATAAGACAACGCTTGTGTCTTTGCTGATTGATTAATAATCATTTTACCTCTTTTTCTTTTGTTCTTTTGACGGGGAATCCCAAAGCTTTGGATTAACTCTCCCCTCAGATTGTTTCCAACCCTTCAAACCCTCTCTATATCTATCCCAGTAATAATCAAAAATTTCGATTTGTTTATCTGGAATAACTAAATCATATGCGAGTGCTCCATCAATTTCATAGGTAACTAGATAAGCATTATAAGGTAAACCACGATCTTTGGCAATACTAGGATCACAGTTTTGATGGAGAATTTTCATTAACTACGTCCTCCCCATTGAATTTGTGGAAATGTTTCTTGTACTAATGCTTTTGAAATTCTATTGTATTTTGTTTGAAGCTTCTTATCTTTCACCAAGCAAAGAATCTCTGCTTCATCAGGATGAAGATTTTCAAGCATACCTAAAAAGATTTGTTCTCTTTTACTTTGGGTAATATTAGATCCACCTTTGACAAAGTGGAACATTTTCTTACCTTCATTTTCAAGTAACAGATGATCCGTTCCTTCTGGTGCTGGATTAGTTACATACGGAACTTCTCCCTCAGGTAGCATAGAAACTACACTATCATCAAAGTTCCAGATGAAAAGAGAACGAAGAACTTGCGTGTTATTTTCTAACAAAATTCGTTTCTTTTCTTCTTTAGTCTTTGCGTTATTGGTTTTGCGTAGCACCTCTGAAATTAGAGGGCGATATGTTTTAGTTGCCATGTCAATTCAAAATGGTTGTGTGTTACGAAATACGAAATCTTCCATCAACTTGGTAAGTTGATGTTCTTGGAAGTATTCCAATGGAACTTTCCTTTCGTTGCTATTTAGTGACTTGTAATAATTAACAATTTCTGTAGCAAGGTGTTCTGGAATACAAGAAAGATCAATCAATTTTCGATTGCGCTCATAGTTTTCTCTCGCTTGTTGATCAAGACAGAATGCAGATGGATCTTGCTTTACCCACTTTTCTAAGTTTTTCTTACTTATAGGTTTCTGTCTTTTACCTACCACAAATGTATCAGCATCAGATAGGAAGTTAGGTATGCCATCTGACTTATCTCCCTTAATGATATGCTCTCTAGCATATGCTTTTGGGTCCGCATGTTTAATCTCCTTTTTTAAAATAGGATTGTATTGCTTCACAAAAGGATATTTTTGTAGTTGAATAAAATCTTTATCGCCAGACAAGATTAAAACTTGTTCAGCATCTTCTCCTGCTTTCTGGAGTTTAATATTACGATAGGCTTGATAGGTGGTGAGAGTACTGATAACATCATCAGCCTCAGCTCCATATACCTCAACAACTTTATACGGAAAAAAGTTTTTAATTTCATCGCGTATCTTATTCAAGACTTCGAAGATAGCATTCCAATCTAGATCAGATGCTTCTCGGTCTTTCTTTCTATTCTGTTTGTAATAAGGAAATGCTTCCTTTCGCCAGTAGTGCTTACTGTCATACGCAAGAACAACCTCACCATACTTAGGAGAGTATTGTTTTTCAAATGCGCGAAGGGCAGTAAGCACCATATGACGAACAAGATTTTCATTCAAAGCATCGCCTTTCAGTTGCACCATCAGATTACTAATCATAATCTGATTCATATCAATTAGAATCATTTAATCCTCTTCGTCGTACTCCTCAAAATCTTCAGAATTCTCAAAGCGAACCGCTACGATCTCATCAGGAATCAGTTGACCATTTTCATCAAACATTTCAGGATGCATAGGAACAATCCTGTTCTTGTTTAAAAATGAATAGACGATATCGTTTCCGAACCATCCGATCATCAGTCCAATCATAAAAGACCCTACGATACCTATTCCACTAAAGAATAAGATATATGGTGTTGCTGACTCCATCTTACTACTCCCTTGTTGGTTTGTCAACCTCCCAGGAAAACTCCAGATGAAAATGGAATGTTCTGCGTAGGAGGTGAAAAGTGTTACTTAAATTTAATCCATGCTTAGGTTTGACTTTATCAACCCTCCTACGCAACATGAATTCTATACCTTTATTTATTTGAAGTTTTTGGTTTTCTTCCAGGTCGTTTTGATTTTTCATACTGTTTAGCATCTTCAATAATTTTATTCAAAAAATCTCTGGTTTTTATTACTCTCTGTTCGCCCATCCATTCATAAGCTTCTTTTAATAAAGCATTATCAATTAAATATAAATTTAATTCATTAACTTGATCAACAAGAGATGTATACAAGTATGATTTAATAAATTTTTTTATATCATTTCTTGAGATTTTTTGAGACGAAAGATAAACAAAAAAATCTAAATCATATTTGTCTTCAGAAAAAACAAGATTGATTGCTTCGTTTACTACATCATACAATGTTTCAATTGCTGCCGCCATTTTTATTCTTGGAGCTTGTTACTAGTCCTTCTTTCACAAATAATTTAACCGCGTCAACAAGTCCTCCAATCTGTCTTCCATCCACAACAACAAAAGGAAACATATTGACTCCTGGAAATAATGATTCAAATTCATCTAAAGGCATGTCTCTCTTTACAACTACCTCAGTATAATCTGTCTTTGCTCTCTTAAAAAGTTCTTTAAGGGTTTTACAATGAGAACATCCTGGCAAAGTATATGCTACTATTTCCATCAAATACCTCTCAAATATACGCGAATGTTTGGTTTTACACATTCTAGCACCTGAATCATATATTCGCAAGCCTTGTGAGGCATGGTATGGTCACCACACGTAAAGATATCTACAGCAGCATATCCTTTCTCAGGCCAAGTATGAATACTGATGTGACTTTCTGATAGTAAGCAAACAGCAGTGATTCCCTGTGGCGTGAATTCGTATTTGATTTCTTCTAGTAACGTTGCGTTCGCGTGTTCTACTGCTTGCCTAAGGGAAGTGCTAATAAATTCTGAGTTGTTTAAAAGGTCAGCATTACACTCGCATAACTCTGCGATGTGATGAACCCCCAGCACTTCATCCATCAATGTGTCTCCAATAACGTTATATTTATTACCGTTATTTGTATCTTTCTAAAGAATATATTCCATTCTTTTCTACAATTGCCGAGCAAGTGTCACACCAATCCCCACAGCACATATAAAGAAGTTTATTGAAGTAACGAATGTTTGCGTGATGAATATGACCACAAATCACACCATCATATTTCTTATCTCTCTGTATACAATATGATGCCACATCAGTCTCATATTGATTGATGTATCTCTTTCCACGAATGGTATTTTTCAAAGCATACACCAATGAGAAACGAAAGAATCTTTCTAGAAACAAACTCAATGGTGTGATAAATTCATATCCCTTGTTGAATATCAATTGCTTCCAAGACCCAGAAGAATATTCTGAATACTTATCACCGTGTACACAAAGAAACTTATTGCCTTTTGAATCTTTATGTGTGTATTCATCCACCATTTTAAAATTCTTGTGCTCAAAATCACAGTAACGACGAATCTGACCTTCGTGATTTCCTAGAATATAAACAATTTCTGTGCCTTTCTTGGCGAGATTTAAAATCTGATGAACACATTCAGTGTGTTCTTTTTTCCAATGTGTATGATATGTTTCTAAGCAAGCGATGTCAATAATATCACCTACCAATACTAACTTTTTTGTTTTAAGTTCTTTGATAAATTTTAAAAATTTCTGAGTGTTACACCTATTGGTGCCCAAATGAACATCAGAAATAAAAACTGTATCGTAAGTCATAATCAAAATCTTGTTGGAGTATAATTCATATCTTCAAGTAACTGGTCTAACATTTTTCCATATTCTTTAAATCTTCTGTCACCAGCAATAAAACATCTTTGTCTCATCCACACAGCATCTGCTAAAAGTTTTATTTCTTTTTCTGTGAGTGTTAAGGTTTTCATTTTTGTATGACATACCTCTCTATGTAGGTTAGTTTCTAGACAAAAAAAGACCCCCCGAAGGAGGTCTGTGATGTATTGAAAACAATCAACCGATAGCAGGTGCTGTAAGAGCAACAGGTGTCATATCAGCAGCAGCAAGGTCAAGAGGGAAGTTGTGAGCGTTACGCTCGTGCATCACTTCAAAACCGAGATTAGCACGGTTAAGGATGTCTGCCCAGGTGTTGATCACGCGACCGTTGTTATCAAGCAGCGACTGATTAAAGTTGAATCCGTTGAGGTTGAATGCCATGGTACTAACACCAAGAGCAGCAAACCAGATGCCAACTACAGGCCAGGCAGCAAGGAAGAAGTGAAGACTACGAGAGTTATTGAAGGAAGCGTATTGGAAAATAAGGCGACCAAAATAACCGTGAGCAGCTACAATGTTGTAGGTCTCTTCTTCTTGTCCGAACTTGTATCCGTAGTTCTGAGATTCAGTTTCAGTTGTTTCGCGGACGAGGGAACTAGTGACCAAAGATCCATGCATAGCAGAGAAAAGAGAACCACCAAATACACCAGCCACCCCAAGCATATGGAAGGGGTGCATGAGGATGTTATGCTCCGCCTGAAAAACAAGCATGTAGTTAAATGTTCCGCTAATGCCGAGCGGCATACCATCAGAGAAGGAACCTTGTCCAAAGGGATAGACGAGGAAAACTGCAGTAGCAGCAGCAACGGGTGCGCTGTAGGCAACACAAATCCAAGGACGCATACCAAGTCGGTAAGAAAGTTCCCATTCACGACCCATGTAAGAGAAGACACCGATAAGAAAGTGGAAGACCACCAGTTGATAAGGACCACCATTATATAGCCACTCATCGAGCGACATGGCATTCCAGATGGGATAAAAGTGAAGACCAATAGCGTTGCTTGAAGGAACAACAGCACCAGAGATGATGTTGTTTCCATACATTAGTGAACCAGCGACAGGCTCACGGATGCCGTCAATATCCACGGGGGGTGCGGCGATGAAAGCGACGATGAAGCAGATGGTTGCTGCAAGGAGGGTAGGAATCATAAGAGTTCCAAACCAACCAACATAAAGACGATTGTTGGTAGAGGTAACCCACTCGCAGAAGCTTTCCCAAATGTTTTCACCACCGCGACGTTGTGCGATAGTTGCAGTCATTGAAATACTCCGAGTAGTTGAGGGTAAGTATTGTGAAGAAATGTTTCCATTTCTTAACATTTATTTATAGTAGCACGGTTCCCCGCCCCTGTCAAGCCCCCCAGTCCCACCATTTATAAATATAACTAAATAGGGCACTCATTGTAGGTTACGAATGGCAAATAGATACCCATTAATTGCCAACGCTGTTACAAGACAATTAGAAGAAGTTAAAACAGGTGATAGTTTAAATCTCGCACAAACTGGAATTTTTGATGGAACCAGTACAGGATTGGCTGGTTATGTTCTAACTTCAACTGGTTCAACTGTATCATGGCAGGCACCATTATCAACGGAACAAGTCCAAGATATTATTGGTGACATGGTTTCTGTAAACACAGAAACTAATATATCAGTAACTTATGATGACGCAAATGGAAAACTAAATTTTTCTGTTCCAACAGCAACAACAACAATCGCTGGAGCAGTAAAACCAGATGGTTCAACGCTAAGTATAGCACCTGATGGAACTCTCACCGTAATTGGTGGTGGCGGAAGTAATGTAACAAACTTAGATAGTCTAACTGATGTTCAAATCGGTGGTGTAATCACTGGTCAAACTCTACGTTACAATGGCACACAGTTTGTAAACGCAAGCTTATCGTATAATGATTTATCAAACAGACCAGCACTTGCTACAGTAGCGACATCTAGTTCTTACAATGACCTGACATTCAAACCTTTCATTCCATCTCTCATCAATGATCTCGCTGATGTGGATGGCACACCTTCAGTTGGTCAAGTTCTAAAATGGAATGGTACTGTATGGGCACCAGCAGCTGATTTAACTGGTGGTGGAGGTGGTGGTGGTATCACACTAACAGACCTTTCGGTAACTACAAACGCAGCGGTTGGTGGTGGTTCATTGTCATATGATAATAATAATGGCACATTCACGTTCACCCCACCAAATCTTTCTGTTTATTTGACAAGTGAAACAAATGCTGATTGGAATGCTACAACTGGTGTTGCTCAAATTTTAAACAAACCCACACTATCTGCTGTAGCAACATCTGGTTCATACAATGATCTCTCAAATACACCAACAATTCCAGCAGCACAAGTTCCATCTGATTGGTCAGCAACGACAGGTGTTACACGCATCTTAAATAAACCAACTCTTGCTACTGTAGCAACATCTGGTTCATACAATGATTTAACGAATAGACCAAGTTTAGCAACCGTAGCAACCAGCGGTGAATACGCTGATTTGGCAAACAGACCAAGCCTAGCATCCGTTGCTATCTCAGCATCATACAATGACCTTGTAGATCAACCAGTTATCCCAGCAGCACAAGTTCCTTCTGATTGGAATGCTAATACTGGTGTGTCGAGAATCTTAAACAGACCATCACTATCAACCGTTGCCACAACAGGAGATTATTTTGATTTAGCAAATCGCCCAACACTATCCACTGTATCAGCAACTGGTTCATATAACGACTTATTGAATAGACCAACACTATCAACTGTTGCTATCACTGGTTCTTATAATGATCTGACAAATAGACCAACATTAGTTACTGCCCTCAGTGCTCTAACAGATGTAACAATAACATCACCAATATCTAATCAAACCATTCGTTACAATGGAATTCGCTGGGTAAACGTCACCGATAACTTTATTGGAAGAGATGGAGTATCTGTATCAACTGCAACTGCTTCTGGTGGCGGCAGTTTATCATACAACAGTACAAATGGTGTATTTACCTTTACACCACCCAACTTAAGTAGTTATCTGACTGGTATTGGTTCATTATCAATTGACGCTCTGAGTGATGTACAAATTGGCACACCACAAGTTGGACAAACACTAAAATGGAATGGAACTAACTGGTCTCCAGCTGATTCTGCTGGCGGAAGATCAACAGTATTTGCCAGCACTTCTTCAATAGTAAACGGAGCATCTGAAAACATTACAATTGTCGGATTTAAGTCTTATGCTTTACTGAAGATTCAAACTTCAGAAGCAGCATGGGTAACATTATATTCCGATACTGGCAGTAGATTATCCGATGCTTCACGTTCAGAAAATACAGATCCAGCACCAGGAGCAGGTGTAATCGCTGAAGTTATTCACACGGCAGCTCAAACAACAATCATAACTCCTGGCACAATTGGGTGGAATAATGACACAATACCATCCACGAATATCTACGCTAAAGTTGTCAATAAAAGTGGTTCAACCACAGCAATTACAGTAACGTTAACAGTTCTACAATTAGAAACCTAATATGAACTTAGAAGATATTCTCTTAGAAAGAGGGTCACGAGAGTCAAATTTAAACACAAATACTATTTCTTGTCACACAAAAGAACAAGATGATAGTGATGCGTTAAGAGAATATGTTGTAACTCTACACAACTTTGATGACTTAGATAACTTTTATGATGAGATGAGAGATGCTACTGGCAACGATTATGTTCCTGATAGATCAGTAGAAAGAACAAACAAAAGACCCTTGAGTAGAAATACACACTATCTACTGACTAAAGAAGAAGCAGAAAAATTAAAAGAAGATCCCAGGGTATGGGATGTGGATCTTACGATGGAAGAAAAGGGAGTTGTAGCAGTTCCCCTTGGATCAACATTCATAAACAATGGAGTGTTCGCAAGAAAGTCTGCTGGGTTTTCAAACACTGATTTGAACTGGGGGTTATTAGCACACTCAAATCCAGGAGCAGTTTTGGATTTAGATGACGCAGGAACTGATTTTTTAAATAGTTTAGGCGAAGCAAGGTATTCTACTTGGGGTAGTGATAGAACTGGAAACGCAACAGCTTCAACAACGATACCTTTCAATGGAGAGAACGTTGACGTGGTTATTGTTGATGATGAAATTCCTATCAATCATCCTGAGTTCGCAGTAAATTCTGATGGCACTGGTGGCAGTAGAGTTAATCAAATTAACTGGTGGAGTTTATACAGAAATGCTGTTCAGAATATTGATAACGATGTAGTAGACGCATCCGTTCCAACAACATATAATTATGGAGACTATGGAGATCACGGAACACACGTAGCTGGAACTTGTGTTGGCAATAGATTGGGGTGGGCAAGAAAAGCAAACATTTATAATCTGTACGCTTACAGCACAACAAAGGTTCCTCCATCATTAATGTATGATCTGCTAAGAGCATTTCATTTAAACAAACCAATTAATCCAGCAACTGGAAGAAGAAATCCAACCATAACCAACCACAGTTATGGTTATGTTACACTACTTCCCATCACTCAAATAACGCAAGTTAGATATAGAGGATCAAATATAAACGTTTCTTTTACAAATACTCAATCAGATTTAAATATCCTAAGAGGAACGTATGGTCTTTGGGGAGGATTATATACCACCTTCATATATAATAACTACCCAACACAATCATCACAATGGTGTGTTTGGTTGCCAATTAGAGGTGGAATATCGCATCAAGCAGATATTGAAGATGCGATATCAAATGGTATTGTTTTTGTATCCGCTGCTGGAAATTACGGTGATACCAGTGTGAGTTCTACGCACCCAGATTATAATAATTCGTTAGTTTATAATTACCAAAGTCAAAACAGCACCCAAGTCTATACTGGATTTATAGATTTTTATAAGAGAGGAACAGATCCCGCTGCTGTTCCAGCAGGAATAACCGTAGGAAATATAGATTCAGTTGCTGCCCTAAAAATGAGCACAACATCACCAGATTCCGAACAAGTGTGGGTAGAATTCAAAGCAAACTCTTCATCCCATGGCAACACATGTGATGTGTGGGCAGCAGGAACAAATATTCTGTCTTCAGTATACACATCACAAACACTGAAAGATCCAAGAAACAATTCGTTCTCTTTGAATGTGTTGAGTGGGACAAGCATGGCATCACCACAAGTAGCTGGTATGATTGCTTGTCTGGCAGAAAGATATCCAAGATTTAAACAATCAGACTTTCTAAATTTATTAAGATACTATGGTTATACAGGACCAAATTATAATTATTCAAGAACGTTTCCTGGTTTCTATCACAAACATTATGTTACAAATACAGGGTCAACTTCGTATGAATTTACATCAAACGCAGATAGATTGTTTGGGAGAAATGGATCCAATCAAAACTTTGATGTGAGAGTTGGTGAGATCATGGAGTTTTCGGTAAACACTCCTGGTCAACCATTTTGGATTAAAACATTACAAATTATTGGAACTGGTAACGTAGTGACAACTGGCATTACAAATAATGGAGCAACATCAGGCAGTATCATTTGGGACACCACTAACGTTGCTCCTGGAACTTATTATTATATTTCACAAAACTCTTCTATCATGACAGGAACTATCACCCTAAGATATTCTCAGATTGATAGATCTTACACTGCGGTTGATGCTAGAACTCAACCATATGTTTTATTCCCAAAAACACTAAGAAAAACTACAGGTTACGTTACTCCAGATGCTACGGCAACACCAAGACCTTCATCTGGGTTGACATTTCCACGAAGAATAATTTATCAATCAAAATAATAATTAGTTGAATGATATATTAAAAGATATTGCGATTTTTTCTTCTTCCGATCCTCTTCTAGGATTTCCATGTAATAAATCACTATTCCAAATCAATAATGTTCCAGGAAAACATTTATAAGTTGTCTGTGAACAAGAAATTCTAGTGGGACTATTTGCTTTATAAATATTGCTAATCAATTTTTGTGTATTGTAAAATATTATAGAATCTTCTTGACTTGTTTTTACATAAAAAACTCCAGATAACATAGATCCTGAATGTGTGTGTGGAAATAGGAAACTTTCTTTTTCACATACATTACACCACATATCAATACTTAATTTTGTATCATCATTGATATTATATCCTTGAGCACCAAGCATTATTAAAGAATAATGGTTTATATATTCTCCCAAAGAATCAAATGGATATGTATTTAATTTTTTAAATGAAGTATGAGTTGAATCAACGTAGAGAATATTGTTTTTAAATGAATATTCTTCAACTTCTTTTTTACAAGATGTTTCCAAATCTGCCAAAAGATGATTACAGCAATCATCAACTATCAATATTGGACAAGGAAACAACTCATCTATGACATAATTTTGATTAACATATGAGTCTGACATTAAAAAAAAGATGTAAGCAATTGCTTACATCTTATCAAAGATATTTTATTTTGTCAAGTTATCACCAAATGCCAGGAATAATCTGACCAGTAGTAGCGTATGTTCCAACAGCAATGACGAAACCGAGCATTGCCAGACGAGCGTTGAGGATCTCTGCCTCAGGGGTGAATCCGAATTTCATAGTAGTTCTCCTTAATAAGTTTCAGCGAGTTGTTCTACAGCATAGCACAGGGTTACGAAAAAAGCAACCGCAGTAAAAGTAAAGATTACTTCAGTCATCAGAAGACTCCGAAGAAGAGTTTACCAGTGAGAGCATAAGAAATAGCACCAGCAATAATACCGACCATTGCCCAGCGTCCATTGTACATCTCCGTAGTTTGCATAGGAGTCAGAAGACCCTTGCGATTGTATTCTTGGTAAACCATAGTGGGCTCCTTTGCCCACATGTTCTGTTGACCACGATCATTCGTTGTTACAGTCATGTTACATTCTGTTGTAAATCTTTACATAGTATATAGCATCCCAGCGCCCCTGTCAAGCCCCCGTTTGTCAGCAAATCTTAATAAGTATATTGACTCATCTAAATAGCTCGTTATACTACATGTGTATGAGATACATTCACATCTGCCTTTTACTTTGGAATGGAAAAACTGAATGGAGGGTGATACCTTGGGGCAAAAAGCACCTTGATTTTCACAGACAACATGGCGACATAATAATGTATAGAGAGTAACCATATGTATAACCTATCAAGCAGAGATGTCAATCGAATTATCACAGCATGTAAGCACTATGCCTATCACGAAACTGGTAGCGAATGGATGCATGATGAATATCTAAAAATCATTGAGAAACTTTGTGTTTACTTAGATCAAAACTTTGACGCAGAGACACAAAAACCACTTGAGTGTTACATCCATGTAAAGAAAAATGACTCACATAATAGTTGAAATCTTAAATAACCCTATCAGTTTGGGCATCCTATGCTTTGCCCTTGTTATGTTTCCCATTATTGGTATCGCTAAAATTCATGACACAAGTAACCAAAGAAGAAGTGAAGGAGATGATAGATGATGCAATACGACAACATAATCGTAATGCTTCAATTATCTCAATGTGTGTTGGCTGGGTTGTTTTGTCTCTTTTTGCTGAAGGTTTGCTTCGACTTATTGGAGTAATTCCCCCACTACTACCATGGCTCAACATTACCCTGAAATAATAGGAATAGCATCCCTTCTAGTGTTTGCTGCCACCATGTTCTATCAAGGAACATGTATTATGAAAGGGCAGCGTGGTTATTCTTTGAGAGATTATCTCAAGCAAGATAGCACAAACATGCGTAAAAGAGTAGAAGAATTATTAAAAGACAAATGATTGTTTTAACGGAAGAAGATTTACAAGAACTAAGAGAAAGAGTTTACCAACAAAAGATGGATGAGTTATTTGAAGAACCATCTACTTACGAGGATGAACATGAGTAACTTACCTTGGGGAGTTATCACTATTCTTGGTATCGGATTAGCAGGCACTGTTTATATCATCTATTACATTCTCAAACTAGCAAACGAGGAAATGAAAGATGAATCACATAAGCACTAGTCCATATGATTGGAGAGAGAAGAATGACAAGTGGCAAAAAAGACATTTCCTTTTGTCGTCTTTTGTTAGATTAGGTCTGCCAATCAAAGCAAATGTTTATGAGTTCATAGATTATCTTATTAGTCAAGGATACAAAGCTCCCTTGAATAGTTTAACTGATGTAGATAAAGATATCAAAAAAATGTATCACGAGTATGTCGAGCACCAATTATGACTCGTTTAATTCTTAGTAGTATTTGTTTGTTTGGTTCTATTGGTCTTTTTATTGTTTGGGGATTGACTCACGCATATCCCTCTTGACAAATTTACATATATATCTTATAATTAGCCACATATATCTGTTTTGTCATGACACACTACAAACCATATTCACCCGAGTGGCACCGTAAACGCTATCTAAAAGAAGCGTTAGACAAATATCTGGATGAATACATTGACAATGATGTAATCCTTGATGATATTTCTGATATTCTATCCGAAAGGTCTGAGCGAGCATACGAAGAGTTCAGTAGAATCAATGATTTGGAATCAATGATTAATGCTAAATAACCCTATATGGAGACTACATATGCTCTCTACACAATATCGTCTACGCTTAGAAGAAATCTGCAGAAAGATTATCTTACACGAAGCGGTAGGTTTAGAAGATATGATTTGGGCAGAAAAACTAGCTAAAGCAAATCGCACTGCTGGCACAATGCTTCGTCAAGCAAGACGGAAGGCAGAAAATCCAGACATGCAAGATGGTGACATGGATGATTTTCTAAATCAACTTGATATCGGTGGATTGGGTAACGAAAGATTTGGTGTCAGAAGATTTGATTCTGTAGATGACATCGTTGATTTCTTCTCTGAAGGTAGAGACAAACCAGAAGACTGGAGACAAAGAGATTAAAAAAAGGGGGCATATGCCCCCTTTAAAATTATCCAAGAGTTGCCATATGATATTGAGCTTCTTGAAGTTTTCTTTGCTTTTCAATTTGTTTGCGAATAACTAGTAACCAATTCATTGTGTTACCTCCTTGTTATTATTACAAGGGCGATACTCAACACCACGATATTTATTGGTTGGGTGAGCTGGTGCGTGAGTTTGCAAATACCAGCGTTGATATTCTTGCTTGGCGGTATCAGTATTATACTGACAACCACGATAAGTTGCTTGTGACATTAGGTTTTCTCCTTAATGGTTTAGGTTAAAGAGCGTTCCTTCGGTCGTTTGCGTTCGCTATAGCGAATGAACGTTCCGTTCCGCGACTTACTTCCGTCCCATAGGGATGAACGTATTTTATATATGATATTGAGATTGTAACATTCAATACCAAACACTCTCTGTAGGATTCGAACCTACGACACCTTGATCCGTAGTCAAGTGCTCTATATCCACTGAGCTAAGAGAGTAGGCGAAGGGCCAGAGACTTGAACTCTGAACTTTGGTTTTGGAGACCAAGATGTTACCAATTACACCAACCCAACACATTCTGAGGGTAGGATTCGAACCCACGAATGGCGGGACCAAAACCCGCTGCCTTACCGCTTGGCGACCTCAGAAGCCCTCAGTCGGATTTGAACCAACGACCTACTCATTACTAGTGAGTTGCTCTACCACTGAGCTATAGGGGCGGGGTGTCGTGAGGGAATCGAACCCTCATGTAGAGAACCACAATCTCCTGTCTTACCATTAGACTAACGACACAAGGCAGTAGGTAGATTTGAACTACCGACCATAGGAATATGAGACCCGTGCTCTGCCAGACTGAGCTATACTGCCAAGTTGGGAGAGGGTGGAATCGAACCACCATTGCCAATGAACGGAATCGAACCGTCTCTGATACCGTCGTACCCACCATCCAAGGTGCTCTCCCAAGTGGAACCGACAAGATTTGAACTTGTGACCGCTCGGTTATCAGCCGAGTGCTCTACCACTGAGCTACGGTTCCAAGGTCGAAGAGGGTGGAGTTGAACCACCGACACCATGTTCTTCAGACATGTG